CTGCCCAAAACCTGGAGTTTTAATTTGAGTTGTTGGTGATATTTGCTGACCAGGGCTTGTACCTAACATTTGAGCAGCCCAAGATGGCGCAGGAAGACCCGTTGGCCTGGCTGCTGCCTGAGATACTTCTGTTTGCCCTATACCCTTCATTACCTTAACTAAACCCTCTTCAGCTGCCAGTAAGTTCTTTTTAGCTTTCAAATATTCGTCACTTACCACACCGCCAGTAGCCTCTTCCAAAGCCCGCCCCGCCTCTATAATTTTCTCTCTGGCAAAAGGCAATCCTCCAGTAGTAGCTCCAAATTGTCCTGTTGGTGGAGGTTGCTGCTCTGCCCATCTACTAAATGCCTCTTGTTTGGGAAGTGTCTCTCCAATTACCTTCTCAAGTTCTGGTATAACCCCATACTTTAATCCAGCTCCTGCCTGTTGCCATTGACCTGTTACCCTCTGTTGTTCAAATGGATTAGGTTGGTTCTGAGCAAAGTAAGCCCTAACCCAATCATTCTGCCCCATATATTGTTCCACCCAACGGTTTCTATCTTCATCCCAAGCCTGAGATGCACGGTTTAAGTCAAGTTCAGTGCGGGGTTCAATTGGTACTTCCCCTGTGACTGCTGGTTCTAACCCTACTCCTATACGCCATTGCCTTGCCTCTTCCTCTTTAGTTGGTTTATATCCCGCAGGGGAAACTTCAGTAGTAATCGGTCGAATATCCCATTTAGGTTCCAATGTGGTACGGTCAATCTCCATTATATACCATTCTGAACCCTCTGGGGCAGGATAACCCTTTTCCTCTGGATTATTGCCAGTTGACATCTCCTCTCGTTCTTCAGGTGTTAGTTCACCCCAAGATGTAATAACTCCCTTGGAAGTCTTTGCCTTTCTGCCTGCTAGAAACTCCTGATAATAAGGTGAATTGAGATAATTAAACTGATTGACATTATAAGCTTGCACCCAATCATAATTATCTGAAACCCACTTACGGAATTTGTTATATTCTTCCCAATTTATTGCCATTATTTATTCCTCCTCTCCATAGTTTTCTTTTTTAGTAACTCATTCTCAGCTATATATTGGTTGGTATATTCATAACCCTGTGTTTTAATCATACCCAACATATCCTGTTGTGTCATCTGCCCGTAATTATAAAGCTGTTCCTCTTTTGATATTTCCCTCCTGTCAAAAGGCTTCACATTCTTATACTCAATAGCTAAATAGTCACTGATACTTTCAACCATCTTCATTGTTTCGGCTAAAATACCGTCTGCCTGATTTATTTTTGTCATATCTGACTCGCTTGCTGTCTTACTCCACCTTGAGTCAGGGATACATCGGACTGTTCTCTGCCTGTCTCAGTCTGAATATTAAAACTTCTTGGCGGGCCACCCTGAGAACCTGCACCTCCACCAGAAAGCTCCTCATTTATTTTATTTTGAAGTTCAGTCTGTTCCCTTAATTTTCCTAAAGCCTCAGTCATACCCAGTTTCTCCAGTGCCTTCTCACCGATAAACGGTAACAGGTAAGTCTGTACCACCTTCTCAGCAATTGTCTTCTGGATTGTCTTCTGTGCTTTTTCTGGTGTATAGCCAGCGTAATCAATTAAGAACGACTCCCAGTCTATCCTGCCACTTTCAACTAAAGCCCTGCCAGCCATAAGTTTCCTGTCATCTTCAACTGGGTCAGCGGCTTTTAGTTTAATTATAGTACTGGTGCAGGCATCAAGGTCTTCTTTAGTAATCTTTACTTCATGGCTTGCTCTATCAGGTTGTTCCAGCCACTGCGTAATCGGCAGCCAAGTGGGAACTTTCTTTAGAATTTCCCTTCCCATATCAAGGGCCTTACCGCAGGCATCTTCGGTAGCCTCAACTATAGAGTCGTATCTCCTGATATAGTGATACCCTACTATATCTTCCTGCCTGCCGCTTGTCCCAGATGGCAGACCAGACATTATAGGTGGAGCCTCCATAGCTACTCTTGACCTTATATTATAAAAATGCTGGAAGGCTTCCTGTGGTGGTAAAATTCTCTTACCCTCATCAAAGCTGGAACCTGTGGGCAGAGCCACGATATTCAGTACTCCAGCACTCATATCATAGGCTTTCTTAAACTCAACTTCATTAAACTCAGAACCAGCAGGGATAATCAGGTCTATTCTCGGTCTGGCGAATTTATGGATAGTTGAGTCAATATCACTGTTAATGGCACATTCCTGTAAAAGTAAATCCCTGACCTTTCTTAATCTTCCGACTGCCAGTGAACTTGGATTGCCGTCTGGTGAGTCCTTGCCAAAACCAGAGTATGAGTGAATAAAGGGAACGAACCCTAAAATGTTTTTCTGTATCCCGCCTTTAAGAACAGACAATCCATCAGCCTCAAAATAGCGGTAGTCTTTATCCCAGTATTCAAGCCAGTCAATTTTAGCAGACGATTTTCTACCCTTGGTATTTACCCAGTTGGGATACGCCATCTCCATTGAACGCACTGTCCTGGAATACTTGACAATAACCTGAGTGGGGACACCATGTGTTTCATCTCCATTGGTAAACACATTGAGTGAGTCTGGAGCCAGGAATAACATGGGTAAAACAGTATCTTTATTCTCTTCCCATGAAGGATTTAATATCGGGTGGAACCACGCCTCGCCACGAAGTAACAGGTTCTTTACAAACTCCCTTAACGGATGGGGGGATTGTTTATTTATATAACGGAGCCAGTGATTTAATAACGCATTAACTATACTGGCTGACTCCCTGTTTTTATCGGTATCCTTTTTAGGTTCGATAAAAGCCTGCGGGTTTCTGGTTATAATGTGGGCAGACGGCCCATCAACAAGCCACGCCGCTGTGCCAGTCCGAGACACATACTGCGGTCTCTTAACCATTGGAACCGCAAAGGTATCATCGTAATATGACTGGTCTTCTTTCTGTTGATTTACCCTCCCGCCGTGATATTCGCCAACAAGATATGCAGCTAAGTCCTGTATCTCTTTTTCAGTTATCATAATTATCTCCTATGAATCTCTATATTGAAAACTGTATGCCATTATTTTCCCCCTTGGCATAACCTTACTAATCGCCCAGACCCCCTTCCACGCATCAATGAAGTCGTCTTCCTGCCCCCTCATCTTCTGTGGCTCTTTCCCTGCCAGAACAATAAAATTTCTGAACTCGGTTATCGCTTCCCTCGTATGCACTTTTATTAAGTTTAACCTTATAGCTTCTTCTAATCCCCACAGGGCATCTCTCTTAATAGGCCCTGACTCCCAGTAACCTGTCCTGCCCTCTTTCTGAACGTGCATATTGGGGGTACCCAGCTGGGTTATTATTTCTATAAATCTTCCCCCAGTCTGGGCGTTGGCCTCAAAACAATTGTAGGCTTTATTATAAAATCTCACCAGTTCGTCATAAATACGACACGCAAGGTCTGGAGCACACTTACCAAAAGAGCAGGCCACCTCCTCTCCAGTAGCGGTATCTATTACCACTGTGGCATGTTTATCTTCCTGACTGCCTGGGTCGCAGAACAAACAATATTTACCAGCAGCAGTCGGTTCTTTATATATTTTAACATACGGAGAATATTTTACTGCGAGTTCACTGGACATCGGCTCCCAGACATCACGCAGCATCTCGTTTACTCTCGGCTCATTAAAGAAAGCCCGTGTCTTGCTCGGTGCTAATGCTTCCTCTAAAGTCGCAGGATACTCGGCTTCTAATTGTGAATCGGTATATTCTCTGGTAAGCTGTTCATACCAGTCGTCAAGGCTTATACCTTCTACCCTTACTGGCCTTAATTTCCAACCCAGGAAAATAGGAAACGTATTATTCCTGCCGTTAAGTGCATCAACAAACCGCTGCCTGAAATGACTCTTGTCATCTGGCTTGTAAATCTTGTCCCTCGTGGACATCTCTATCAACTGTCCTCCAGCGTCAACGGTGGGTGCAATAGCTAAATAGTTACCCTCTCCATATTCGTGATAGTCAAGTTCGTCCCTTATAACTATAGTAGCGTCTGTAGAACGCCCAGCATCCTTAGTTGACGATAACGCTATAATCTCACTGTTAATAGTTGGCATACCTATCTCTGAACGGCTGTCAGGGTCTAACTTTGGAATAGGGAAAGAGGTTATCTGCTGCAATATATACCTGCATTTAGATACCATATCCCACGCTGCCTTTTCATCTTTCGAGATAAATAAAATTTTAGTGTTAGGGCAAAACAATGCCTTCCATGTGCAAAAAGCAACAATAAGCCACGACAACCCTAATTGCCGTGCCTTCCATATAATTACTTTCTTATTATTCTGTAGTGCCTTCAAAACTTGAAGTAGATAGTCCCAGTTCTGCCACTGAACCCTCTGCCCCGTGTTCCTGTTCACTATCCACACGTGGTGTTTCAAGAAGTAGTTTGCGCTCCTTTGACACTTTACTATCTCCTTGAAGTTTTCTAGTTCGATTGGGTTCAAGCTCTTTTTCGGCTTCTCCGATAATTCGGTAGTAATCGTCAGCTTCTAACCTCCCGACTTTAATTTCTGACCTGTCGACTAACTTACCAGATATTCTTGCCAGTAACTCGGCGTGTTTATAACTTCCTTCTAACGCCTTGCGATAGGCAACGTTTAGCACGTTTACCATACGTGCATCTGCGTCAGTCTCATTTTCGTCCACCTCAACACCAATTCCGCCAGAACGGTTCCTTCCCGCTATGGCTCTCATCTTCAGGTTAGTATCCCTCTGCTTCCGCCACTCACCTAAAAGTTCACGGAAAGTAGCAGTCGAGCAATGGAACTCCTTGCGTAAGGCACACCTCACCGCACTGGCAAGCTTAGGTGTCTGGTTAAACCTCTCAAATAATTCTAATTTTCTGTAATCTGCTATCCTCATTGTTTCATAATATACTTCGCCCATGTTATGTTAAGCGAGGTATATAAGTCCCACAACACCTCACCCTTGTCGGGCTGTTCTTCTATCTTCTCTACAACCTGATTTAGAAACTTGTTATTCAGCCGAAGATAATCCTCTTTTATCATTTTGGTTATAGATTTTCTGGTACTTACACTCATTATTTATTCTCCAATAAACACAAGGTTCCATCTATAGTATCAGGAAATAATTTAATTTTCTCTTTGTTCTCAACTAAATATTCCGCAAGGGACATTACCCTGTCAGGATAAGGTAATAATAATGTGAAATCTCCGCCTCCTAAATTTATTAAAGCAAACTCCTTTTGCTCTAACGACATTACGAACATAATTCCCCCCTTATTTCTTTTTCCCAGGTAACCCTTTTCTCTTAGTTCGGGCAAAATCTTTCAACTGCTTCTCGGTCATCCTGGTTCTCGTTTTCTTACCAGCACGCTTCCTGGCAAGCTCAGCACCTGCAAACATCTGTTGCTTTTTTGATTTAGCTGGCATTACTTTTTCCTCAAAGTGGGATACTTCCGCTTCTTGCAGTCTACCACAAATACATCCCCGGCAATTTCTTCCTCTGTGTATAAATTAACTTCGCCATACTACTTCTATTATATCATATACAACTATCTCGTGTATAGTTACTTATATTCTACTTTACATAATGTGCTAGACCTAAATTGGTGAAGATATTGGTTGGGGGTTAAACCATTATAATAAGACGGCTCCTTGAACCTACCCCTTCGTATCTAGCGACCCACATTATAACCATTCTGTGCCTGACTAGCTTACATAACGTTAATAGTGCGAACCACTATATTGTTAGGGTGCCCTAACTTTGTTGTTAGGTGATGTTAAACAATATGTTATGGGCAACCTAAGTATTATGTTAGTACAACCTATAAGGCAGGACTATGGCCACTATGTTAGTAGTTACCAATGCCATACACGGTAACGTGTAAACTATTCTTGTAGTAATAACAATAATAATACACGGTATAGTGTAAGTACCATTATATTATTATGCGTGTGTGTGTATAAGAGAGTGGCCTGCATACCCTGGAATACGTGCTGGAGGCGCTACGATGAGAATCTGGTGGGTTATAGAGTATATCAATGGTTTACTATACCGGGGAAGATGATGCGACCTTAATGCAAGATACTTTTCTAATAAGATTTAAGCACTACTTGGGGGTGGCAATCTAAGAATAGAGTGCCGTCTAAATCACTCGTTATATAACTCTCGTTTACACTAAGTATATCACATCCAGAGAATTAATGCAAAGTATTATATGGTGGTATAACATTAGTATGGCATAGGTGGGTAATTAGATGAAAAAGGGCAAAGTAATGGGATTGAGTGAGTATGAGAGATTTTAATAGATAGTAGTTACCGCTGTATATTGCTCTAAGTTGGTTTCCTTGATTTGACATTGATATTAAGCTATGAGATAGTGACTATATCAAGTTATAGGAGGTAGGAAATGCAATCAGTTTACTTGTTGACACCTGTGAACAAAGAAGTGGAGGAGTGGATTGAAGAGAATGTATATTGTGAGAATTGGCAAAGGTTGGGTCGAGGCATGGGGATAAAGTATAGATATATCACCGATATTGTGAAAGGTCTGATTGAAGAGGGATTTAAAAACGAGGTTGATTTTACAGTTTGTTAATAAAACCGAAACCGTCTGGCAATAGGCGGTCGCTGAGTACAGCTCAGCCTGAAGAGGTTTAGCACTTTAATAAAGGTAAGTAAGGCTCTATTAAATAAAGGTTAGAAGGAGAAAATGGAGGATTTACGAACTCTCAATAAACTACTTAAGGAAAGGGGATTAAGCGGAAACACAGAGGTGATAAGGTTTAAGAACAAATATTATTTATTGCACATCTGTCAAAATGGAGCACCCATTCCCTTAATTATTAGTAGTGATACCAAGGAAATCAGGGACCACATTGATTTATGCCTAGCCAGTTAATCAGCTCACCTTCAGCTCACTGGGTTTATCGACTTTCCCAGTGGGTTGAAGTGAGAGGATTAAATAAAATAATAGGAGGTGTGAGATGGCAATAACAAGGCACTTAGTAGATGTCCTTAAATCCCAAAAGGGATGGAAGCCATACA